TTCTTTTGTAATTGGGAAGATGATGATTTTTATAAAGAGGATGGTAAGTGGGTACTTACTCAATCTGATTCTACTGATAACTGCTTTGAAGAAAAGTGGAGAAAGAAATATTGGGAGAAAAGATAGTGGAATTATTTATAGCTATATTTAAATCTGTTTTTATAGCAATACCTATATGGATATGTTATATAGCATTAAAAATAAAGTGGATACAATGGAAGAAAGAGAGTTCAAAATAGAAACGCCAATGGGAAGTATATCTAGTGATAGCGGCAATCATCTTGTAGATGTATTATCTGTATCAATCGTTTTTTTAAGCATATTTATAATTAAAAGAATAATGAGTAGGTAAAAGGTGTACTATACGAGGACTTAATAATTATAATAGTAGCCATAGGAATACACTATGGATTAGAATTTGGTAAAAATATGGGAAATTATTCTTGCCCTCAATATTGTAAAGTAGAGCATAAACATATAAATAAGGAGAAGTTAAATGGATTTGAAAGACATGGCAATAGCCCACTTTTTCAGCGAAGAAAACAAAAAGAAAATGATAGAAAAGATTAACGATAATGTTAATATTCCTATTATTAATGAAAAGACTGAAGAAAAAATATTCACTACATTATTTGAAGTAATTGAGGATGTCCTTAAAAAAGGTAAATAATGCCCAAGATAACTGCAAATCTTAATAGTTTTGAAGGTGGTGTAAACAGAAATGCAGACCCTCGTGATATAGCAGATAATGAGTCTGCTATATTATGGGGGTGGAATGTATCTGACAAAGGAGTATTGAAGCTTGGTGGTGGTCAAGCTTATACAACTGTTGGTCCTACTACAGATATAACTTCTGTAGATGTAACAGATACTATGGCAGGTCATGGATTAGGATTCTTTTCAGCAGATTATAATTTGGCTCCAGCACTACATGATGAAACAGCAAATGGAGTAACATTAAATTTTGAAAGAACTGATTATGTGTTTTTAGCTGATGATGCATCTAATATATTTATACATCCCTATTCAGCTGAAACGGGAGAATACTCTGCGGATGATGTACAAGATTTTAATTTAGGTGGCGATAGTCCTGGGAAAATAAAGTATTATTCAGCAGATGGTGGCATGAGAATATATGATGCTGATTTTAATAATACAGCTAATGTTAATAAATCTTTTTTACCTGTACAATATAAGTATTGCAGAAAAGCAGTTGAGTTTATTGATGATATATTGTTAGAAGATTTAGGAGGAGCCTATGACTCTGATATCATTCCACCTGCAAGCGCATATCAAACAAATAGATGGATATTTGGAGATGGATTTTTAGATACTAGTAATAATTCGGGATATAAAAATTTTGACCCTGGACAGTCAACAGGCGATGGAACTGCAGATACTATAACACAAGAAAGTTATTTAGCTTTAAACTCAAGTATGAATATCCAAAATGCTAATGCTGTTATAAATAAATCAAATCTTCACGAAAATTTTAATCATAATACACATTCATTGGCTTCAGAAGGAACAGGATTAGGAAATAAAGTATGGGTGCGCATGGGAATTAATACAGATGTATCATCAGATGCTGCATTGCATAAAACATTTGATTTATTTGTTACTTATATATATGACGAAAAACAAGAAACAACTCCAATTCCAGTAAGAGATTTTATAAATGGCGGTTCACCTTATTTTACTGGAGAAGCAGGATATGCTTTAAGATTTATGATGGGTTTTGCTATGATTGGTAAAAATGCAGCAAAATCAAGTGCAGACCAATGGCATGTTAGTTATACATATGCAGATTTAAAAACATGGAACCCCAGAATAACAGGTATATGTTTATATATGTCAGAAACATCTTCAGAAACTATAACATCTGATAGAGTATTATATTTAGTACATGAAATAGATTTGTTATCAGGGACAGTCAGAACTCCAGGAAGACCTGTTGGCGAACAAAAAAGCAATTTAATATGGTCTAAATCAAATTCAACATTTGGAACAGGATTTGATAATTATATTACACAATTACCAGGAGAAACATATCAATCAAGGATAGGTTATAATGCATTTGGTAATTTTTATGAAAAGTTTAAAACAGCTACAGTTTTAAATAGGCGTACATATATTGGTAATGTTGCTACATTAAACCCTAATGGCACTATTAAACGAGTATATGATGATAGAATGGTAAAAAGTCCTGTAAATTTATTTGATACTTTTCCTGAAGAAAATTTTGTAGATGTAGCAATAAATGATGGTGATGAAATTATTCATTTAGAAGGGTTTTCTGATAGGATACTACAATATAAAAAAAGAAATCTATATATAGTAAATGTATCTCAAGATTTTGAATTTTTAGAAGGAACATATGAAGGATTAGGTATAAGACATCATACACAAGTATGCAAAACGCCACAAGGTGTAGCTTGGATAAATAAACAAGGTTGTCATTTTTATGATGGTAAAAAAGTAGTTAATTTGATTAATAATAAAATTCGAATAGGTAAAGTAATAACAGCATCTTTAGCAGATATAGAATATCAATTAGGTGATTTAACATATTTTAAAACAATTTTTGATGATGAAGGTGTTATAACAGATGGTGGTGAATTTAATGAATATCCTGGTTGGACAGGATTTATGACATCGGAATTTGAAATAACTTCAGATGGCACCAATACTCAAAAAAACTCTATGCCATCTATAGGTTATGATGCTCAATCAAATAAATTAATAATTATAAAAAGTTTAAACAGACAGGGTCAAAATGAAACTACAGGATGGGTATATGCATATGATATGATAAATGCCTCATGGACTTTGCATCCATATGCTTATGGACCTACAGGAGATGAGGAAAATAAAACTAATTTTATAATTAATTCACAAAGAGAATTAGTATTGTATCAAAATTTAAAAATAAATAATAATGAATTTGCAGATGAAAGTAGTTTATATAAATGGACTGATGTAAATTCCCAAAGAGTATTTATAAATAGTGTTCCTAATTTAAGAAGTCCACATAAAATATTTTACAAAAGCAAAGATATAGATTTTGGACAGCCATCTATTAGAAAAAAAATATATAAAATTTATATAACATACAGAAGCAATCAAGATACAAGTATTAAGCCTACTTATGCTGTAAATGGGAATACTTTAGAATTAGATACCTTTGGATATAGGGCTAATGGAAGTTTTTTATTTACAAGTGATAGTTTAATAGGTCAATATGGACTTAAAAATACTAATAATATATGGGAAAAAGCAGAGTTAAAACCTGCCAATTCGTTAGAAGCTAATAATATATATTCTTTTCAATTAATAATTAGAAATGTATCACCTAATACGACAATAAACAATTTAAAATTTGCTATTAATGACATATCTATAGTATATAGAAATAAAGGTATACGATAATGGATACAAGATACGATAGAATATTAAACCAAACCAAAGGATTTAGATTAAACTTTTCTGAAAAAGATAGATTAGATGTAAATGATGGGGAAGAGGGAGAATTTCGTATTAACAAGTCTAATGGTGTAAATAATCTTTATATTAAAATAAATAAAAAATGGAAGTCTATACAATTATTTGACCCACAAACAAATATACAAGGGAATGTAGAGCAAAGTGATAGTTATGAAAACTTAGGCATGCCTCCCTGTAATTATGATAGTGGATGGGTTGCAGCATCAAATGATAATAATTATGATTTTATACATAATTTAGGAACTCAAATACTTTCTTTGCAGATATATATAAGAGATGGAAGTTATAGGATTTTTAAAGCACAATCTTATCAAGATTATGGTGGAGATTATGAGGGTGGAATAAGTGTATACATTGAATCAGATGATAAAATAAATATAGGAACAGCAAATGATGCTATATTAACTCACGATAATACATCAATAGGTAGTACAGTTACAAAAGTTACAAGTGGTCACATAAGAGTATTAGCATGGAAGATACAAGGAATTTAGGAGAGTAAGATGGCAATATCAAAACCAAAGAGTAGCAAAAGTATAGGAATGATTGGTAGTCAATTTGAAAAAATGATACAAGCAAGGATGGCTGCATTTCAAGCTGAAACTAAAAAGCGTGCAGATGAGAAAGCAGAAATGTGGGCAAAATTACAAGCTGGTCTTGGTATAGCACAAATGACAAAACAATATCGTGATGCTTATCTTGCTGATAAAATAACAGAAACAATTAATATTAATGGCAATCCTATTAAAATTTACTCTAAAGATAGAAGTAAAGAAGAAGGGCTTGTAGATTCTGTTAAAAATTGGAAGCCAGGAAAGTTTTTAGGCAAAGCTAAAGATTTTGTATGGGAACCTGGATTAGTTATGAATGAAGAATTAAAAACAATATTAAAAGAACAAAAGAAAGAAATAAGTGTTAATGAATTAGAATCTATAGGTAGAGAATTAAAACAAAAAGGATATTCTGATACAGATATAGAAAATCTTTTTGGAGAACATACTAAAGGTTTGTCATGGAAAGATAATGCTTTAGATGTTTCAAATTTAACAATATCTCCTAAAGGAAGCAAAGATGACCCATTTAATATATATAAAAAAGAAACTAAAGAAGAATATGAAACAGAATTGGCAAAATTAGAAGCAGAAGCAGAAAATTATTTAGATTCTGGTATGAGCAAAGAATCTTATGATAAATTAGTAAAAGAAAGAAGAGAAGATACTGAATGGCTTGAATTAGAACAGGAAAAAGTAGATAAAAGAAAAGAATTAATAGAAAAAGCATTAGAAGGTCCATTTGAACCTACAGAAAAATTAGAAGAAGAAATAGAATATTATAATTCGTATAATAGAGATTTAGCAAATCTTGAATTACAAGCTAAAAAAAATAAAGCAATATCTGAAAGAGATGCTTATTTTAAAGAGCAACTTGGAGGAATTGAAGAAGATAAAGAATGGATGGAATATGCAGAATCTAGAAAAGAACAAAGAGATTTAGCAAAAGAATCTAAAGAATTAGAAAAAGAATATGATGAATCAATTTTAGAAGTATTAAACCCACCTAAAAAACCTGATATGCCACTAGCAGACGATGATGAATTTGAAGATAAAAATATTTCTATAAAAGAGACAAGTTTTGACACAATTCCTGAATTTGAAAAACCTATTAGCAAAGCAGAAGCAACAGTTAGAGATAGAGCTAGTTCGTTTCCTAAATCTTTATATGGAGATGTAATTGAAAAAGACGCTGCATTAATGCAAGCCAATGCAATGTCAAAAGATAATGTATTAAGTAATATGCCCGATGAAATGTTTGACGCTATAAATATAAAAGATATAGTAAAATCTATACCTAAAAAATCTAAAGGTGGAAAGTTAAAAGGTCCATCTCATAAAGAAGGTGGTATACCTGCTAATGTTGGAGACCAACCTCTTGAATTAGAAGGTGAGGAATATATAATTAAGAAAACAGCAACTAAAGCAATGGAAAAAAATCATCCAGGAGCATTAGCTTATATAAACAAAACAGGTAAGCTACCAAAGAAAATGGAAAATGGTGGTAAAGTAGAAGAAGATGAAAATAATGACCCTAATTTTATAGAAAAAAGCTTAGGTAGTACTAAAAAAATAGGAGATACTGCTTTAGGCGTTATGAGCGATTACGAAACTGTAGAGCAAGAAGGTGGAGCAAAGGCTGTAGGGGCAGGTCTTGGATTAGCATCTACTGCATTAGATGTTACTGGTATAGATTCTTTGTCTAGTTTAACAGGAGGCATGTCTTCTGCTATAAAAGGTACAGATGCTTTATCTGAAGGTACAATGGATGAAATACAAACTGCACAAACTGGAGCAGGGATTGTTAGTGGAGCATCTCAAGTAGGTCAAGTTGTAGGAGAAAAAGTTGGTTCTAAATTATTAGAAGAAGGTGGTAAAAAAGTAGCATCAACAGTTGCTAAAAAAATAACTCCTGGATTATCAGTAGCATCAGGTGTAAAAGATTTAACTTCTAGTGATACTACAAATTATCAAAAAGCTGCAGCAGGAATGGATGTAGCAGCAGAAGGATTATCAATAGGTGCAGCTGCAAATGCTTATAACCCTGCAGGCTGGGTAATGGGAGCTGCGGCAACAGCATTAAAAATAGGTAGTGTTTTAACAAATGTAGTAGGAGCAAGTAATACACCTACAAAAAGAAAAGCAACACCAACAATTAAGTTTTAAATGATAAGATTTATAGAAGAAAAAGATTTAGAAAATTGCTTAAATTTAGGAGAAGAGTTTTATAAAGAAAGTCCTATCTATAATACTCATCCTTGGGAAAGGGAAAAAGCAAAAAGTTTTTTTTATAGAATATTAAATAATGATTGGCAATGTGGTATAGTTGCATATGATAAAAATAATGAGCTTATTGGAATGGTTTTAGGAAGTGTTGATGAATGTTATTATTCTAATAATAAAACATTAAATGAATATATTTTCTATATTAAAAAAGATAAACGTGGTGGGAAAACAGTTTTTAAGTTAATTGATAAATGGGTAGAATGGGGTATAAGTAAGGGTGCAAAAGATGTGTGGTTTATTCATTCATCAGGTATAGGCACAGATAAGTTTTTTAAACATATAGGATTTAAACAAATAGGAACAGTTCTTAGGAGAATGTAATGGGTAATAAAGAATATCAAAGGCAAGATGCAGAAGAAAATTTTATTAAAAGTGATGCAGATAAAGCTTGGGGCTTATTAGAAGACCAATTCAATAAAACTGGAAGCGGTGATAATCCTGTTTTAAAAGAAAGCGAATTTAAAGCTGAAGCAGCTAGAGACCAATATGAAAAATCTGTAGAAACTTTAGACCAAAAAATAGGTTCAACAGGGTTGGCTGGCTCAGGAACAGCACAAAGTGCTAGAAAGTCATTGGCAAAAAACTTTCAAAATACTCAATCATTTCAAAGAGAACAAGCTTTAGATACACAAGAATCTGAATTAGATAAAATAAGAATGGAAATGCAAAATTTAATTTCCACCACTAATACAGCATTATCAAGTTTAACAAAATTAGAAAAAGATAAAAAACGATATGACCCTCCTGGAGATGAGAGCATATATCTAGATACTGATGATTAATAAGGAGTAATTATGGCAGCAGAAGATTGGAAAGGTGTAGCAATGATATTACAACAACTAGGACAAATGGCGCAACCTAGTAAATTAGATGTAATAGATAAAGAATATGAGCTAAGGTCTTTAGAAAAACAAGCAGATAGAGAGCATGAGTTTAAGTTAAAAAACTATGAAGCTATGCAAAAAAAATACGAAGAACAACAAGCAACTTATCAAGACTTAATAAATAAAGGTAGTGCTTTGCATTCAGAATTAAATGATATGAAAGAAATAGATTATTCAGGTAATGCTAATAAAGTTATGGAATCTATATATAATGGTAAATATGATAATTTTGAAGCTGGTATGAAGATGCAAGGGGAATTTATAAAACAATTACAAGATGAAATAATATTAGCGCAGCAAGTTAATAAAGCAGGTACTATTGGTAAAGATTTTACAGGTACATGGGCAGCTACAGGAGCTGATGATAAGCAAATAAACTATGCTAAAGATTTTGATATAGATGGTTCGGGTGATTTGAATTATGATGAAAAAATGTCAGCTATAGATGCAGAATCTATAAGAAGATATGGTGAAGAAGAAACAGACCAAGGTAATGCATTTAAATTAGTAGCTAAAGGTCAAGTAGATGCAGAAAAAGAACTTGGAGAGTCTAAAGCTCAAGAAAAAGAAAAACTAGCAGACTCATCAAAAATGTCTAAAGAAGATAAATTAAATTGGGAAATTTATAAATCACAAGAAAAATATATAGCTAAAAATAAAGCAAAGATAGCTGATGCAGAATCTAAAATAGGAAGAGTAATAAATGATTTATATCTTAATCCTAATTATGTTGACAATGATGGAAAATTAAAATTTCATGTTATGTATGCACAGAAAGATGATGCATTGGTAAATACTTATAAAGATTATATGAATAGGTTAACAAAAGCAGGTGTAGCATATAAATATAGACCTCCTGTATTAGATGAATCTGACTTTAAGCAATTAGGGGTAACTGGATTTAAAAATAAAATGCCAGGCTATGATTACGATGCTTATCAATTAGTTGCTAGTGGAAAAGATGCTAATGGCAATGATATTCCCTTGGAAAGATATAAATATATGCAAAGAGAGTTTGAATGGTATATAAATACATCACAACAGTCTGATAATGCAAAAACATATGACCCTAGAAATGGAAATGAAATACCAGTAAGCGAAAGAAGAGAAGCTTTTGAATATTATATGTATGAAATGTATGGAGTATAAATAATGAGCTATGACCCGTATTTTGACCAGTTTTGGAACGATAAAAAAGAAAAACCTTTAGACGATAAAGAAGTTGAAAAAGCTAAAGAAGTAGTTCAAAAAACTTATGATTCTTATTTTGATAATTTTTGGGATAAAAAAAATGCAGAACAAGAGCCTACAAAAGCAGAGAAAACCTATCAAGCACCTGATTTAAAAAGTAAAACTAAAATAGATGTAAATCCAGGACTAACTATATCTGATTATATTTTTAATAAATATGCTCCTGAAAGCGAAAATGATTCTACAAAATATGTACAAAATCTTTCTCAGTTTTTAGATATGGATGTAACTAAAGTTAATTTATATGATGTAGATACAATAGCTTTGGCTGATGCTATTGCTAGACAAGAAGGTTGGTATGCAACTTCAGAAACAGGAGAAAAAAATAGACCACAAAGAAATTATAATCCAGGAAATTTAAGATTTGCTAATCAAATAAATGCAATAGGTGAAGATAAAGATGGGTTTGCTCAATTTAAAAACTATGAAGACGGAATAGATGCATTATATAGGCAAATAGAATTAGACAAGGGCAGATACAAAGAAAGAGCTGAAAAAGACATGATGTCTGTAAAATCATTAGAAGGCATAATACCTACTGTAAATGATTTACATTCATTAGAAGGCGTAAATCAACAAAAAGAAGATTATTATAATGAGCTTGGTCAAGATTTACCAAAAGACCCAACACCTAAAGATGAAGTAGGAAATATAGATATTCCTTATTATGGGTATGAATATAATACTGAAACAATGCAAGACGACAGATTGGGTGTCATAGATAAAAATGGCAATTTAGTTACTGATGAAAGATTATTAAAAAATTTCTTTGATGAACCTGAAGCCGACCAATTTGGAATGATGCCTCCATCTTTAAGAGATATGTATGAGGGACAGGGTTATAGAGCTGTTAATCTTGAAACAGGTATGGGTATGCATACCAAAAAAGAATTAGATGATATTGTCAAATATGAAAAAGAAGTTTTAGAAACTAATTTCCAAGAAAGAGCATTAGAAGCATTTGGAGATGCAGATATGAATGAATCTCCATATTTAAGTGGAGCTTTGTGGGGTGAAACTCTTAAACATTTGGGCTATAAAACTGCTGAATGGGCAACATTAGGTTATTCTAATAGATTTATTGACAAACCTATTATAACATCTGTTTTAGATAGAAATCTTACAGGAATAAAAGAATTAGATGAGAATGAATGGGTATCATCAATGACTTTTGCTAGAGTTATGTATGGTATAGGCGAAACTTCGGGACATATGGCTCATTTTGCGATGGCATTAAAAGGTGCTAGTATGGGCTTAACTAAATTGGGGATACAAAGCGAAACTCTTGCAGGTGCTATTGGATTTGCAGCTCCTGAAGGAATATCTAGATTGGCAGACCCTGAAAAAGCAGAACATATGACTGCTAGAAAATGGTTGGTAGATACGGGTGCAGATGCTGTTATGGGAGCAGCTTTTCCTTGGTTAGGAAGATTAGGTGGAGAAGTTATAGCTACAAGAGGAAGTAATTTAAAAGCTTTTTTTAAATTATTAGCACAATCTTCTGTATTGACAGGTGGAATGACAGGAACTCAATTTGTAAGTAAATGGCATACTATAATGGAGGATAATCCAAAATTAACTGCTAAAGAAGCTTTAATACAAGCTGCAGGAAGTGATGAGTTTAAGCTTGAAAATTTAATGTATAATATGCTATTTATGACAGGTATGCATACAATAGGTTCATATACAAGATTTTTGCCTGGAGCAAAAGGCAAGGGAACTTCTTTGCAAAAAGGCAGGGCGTATCAAGATTTAAGTAAAATGAGTCCATCTCAAAGAGCTAAATGGTTAAAAGATTTAAGTGGCAAAGAAAGAGCAGAAGTATATCATTGGCAATTAAAAAGAGCGAAGCAATATGCTGATAATATTCTTAAAGTTGACGCTAAAACAGGAAAAGTAGTTAAAGAATTTAAAAGCCCTAGAACAGTAGCAGAAGCACAACAAATAATAAATAAAAGCAGGAATGCAATGGCAGACCTTATAAACAAAGGTACTCCAGTTACTCCTAAAGCAAGACCTCAAGGAGCAGGCGCAAAACAAAAAGCTGAACAGCCTGCTGCTCCTAAAGAAGCTGTTTCTAAAGAAGCTTTAGCTATACAAGAAGCTCCTAGTAAGGTATTAGAAAGATTAAGAGGAAATGCTGCTTATAAAAGTAATTTACTTGATAGGATGGAAGCCTCTCAATATAAAGTTGAAGTTTTAGATAAAAATATAGATAGTTATACAGAAACAAAACAAGTAAGGCAATATAAAAAAGATGCTTTAAAAGAATTAAATAAACAAAAAAGAGATTTAAAATTATTAAAAAATGAAGCAAGAAAAAATGCAGAAAAAGGTGTTGAGGGAGCAAAAGAAGATTTAGCTGCTATTAATGAAATGTCTTTTAATGTAGATAATCAAATTAGAGGCTTACAAGGTCAGAAATTAAAAAGCAGTCCTTATGAAATAAGGGAAATGAGAAGACAGACTAAAGAAGCTAAAAAAGAAGAGACTTTGATTGAGCAACCCGAACAAGTAGAAGCTCCTGTAGTTAAAACAAAAGTTCCTACTAAGAAGGTAGATAAACCAAAAAGCTTTGATACTACAGAAGGTTTAAAGGCTGGATTAAAAAATAAAAAGACAGCTGATTCACTTATTACCAATGCAGATGGCGTACAATATAAAGTTGTACAAAAACTTGCTAAAGAATTGGGAGTTAAGCCTGTATCTAGAAGTAAAGATGATATGATGAGAGCTATTAAAAAAGAATTGCAAAAAGAAGCTCCTATTAAAAAAGTAGATAAACCCGTTAAAAATTTAGAGTCTAAATTAAAAGATTTAAATCAATTCCAAAACATACTAGCTAGTGAAAAACTTCAAAAACAAGTTGATGTATATGATTTAATGGAGCTTGCTCAAAGTAAGGGAATAAAAGTAACTCCTGAAATGACAAAAACTGATGCATTAGGTGCTTTATTTAAAAAGATGCATAAAGAAAAAAAAGTAGCTCTTAAAGTTGAAGAACAAGCTAAAATAGTAAGAGAAAAACAAAGAGGTGGATTTAAATTAGCTGAAAAGAAAATGTTAGAAGATACTTTAACAAGGCAAAAAGAATCTTTAAAAACATATAAAGGTAATCAAGTTGGTAGAGAACAACTAGAAAATAGTATAAAAGCTACAGAAAGATTGCTTGAATTTAAAAAGGTTAATGAAAAAGGACAATCGCCTTTAGCAGAAAATGCCAAATCAGCCGCAGAAAGATTAGGTGGATTAGAGGTAGGATTTTTAGGAATGACTCCACAGAACTTTAAAATAGTAGGAAGAGACTTGAAAAAAGGAGCGAAAAGATTCGCTGATATTGTAGACCCTAATTACACATTAAGACAAAAAATAGATGATGCAGGAACAGTTGGAGCTCAATTTATTATAAATGGATTTAATAATATAAAAGATTTTAGCAAGGTTATGACTCAAACATTTGGGCAAAGTATAAAAGCTTTTATGAAAAAGATATGGAAAAAAGCTAAAGGACTAGTTAAAGGTATAGCAGAAAAAGGTGTTGTACATTTAGAAGATTGGATGGCTAAAAGAGGATTATTAAAGTATGCAGTAGAGCCTGCTAAAAAAGGAACTCCCAATATAAGAAAAGTAACATACGAAGGAGAGCCACAAGGTGTTGTTGTATTGGGTGCTGATATGGTAGGGAGGAGAGCGGGTCAAAGATTTCCTCAAGGTATAAGATATTCTGAGGAATTTAAAGGATTTGCAGTAGGCAAAAATATAGCTACACAATTACAAAAACAAGCAAATGCAGGTAATAATATAGTAGCAATAATGGGTTATCCTAATTTGTTAAACTCTATGAAAGTTAATCCTGAGTTTCAAAATGAATTAAAAAGACAGCTAGGTAATGCTGTAGGTAAAAGAGCTTTTAATAAGCTAATGAAAGAAGAAGGTGGTAATCTTCAAAAGATAGCACAAATAGTAAATAAAGAAATACAAATATATAATAAGACTGCAGTTAAAAAGAAAGAAAAGATAAATCAAAATGAAATAGCTAGATGGATAGGGGAACCTGATGCATCGCAAATGGCAGGTAAAATTGTTTATGTAGGTAAATTAAAAGAACAACGACTAGGAGACGCTAGAAAGGTAAAGCATGACACCTATGAAGCAGAACAGCTTTTTGAAACACTTGTAGAGCTAGAAAACAAACCAACTATACAAGAATTGGTATCTAGTATGCCCGATAGAAGATTTAAGGCAGGCAAAAGATATTGGGGTATGGATGTACAACAAAATGGCTTACTTGCACTAAAAGAAGATAGTGACTTAGCAAGAGCATTAGTAGAGACAGGAGCAACTGGTAAAGATGCATTTAAAGCAAAGGGAGACACTCCTGTTCAATTTGCATCATCTGCTATTAAAGAAATGACTCCTGAGCAAGCTGCTATTGAAATGAAAGGCGAAAGAAGTAGAGAGTTTACTAGATTTAATGCTGATACCAATATAGCCCTAGGACTCAAAAGCAATACAAGAGAAGCGGTTGGATATACAAAAGAATGGGGAGATGAAAATTCTTTAGTTGATTCATATGTTGAAAATGTACCTAGCAAAATGTTAGAAGTTAAAGGGGCAGGGGTAGGATTATTAGGAAAACAAATAGATGTAGTAAATTTTAAGCCTAACCCAAAAGGTCCACACAAATTATATAAAGTAACAATTCCTGCGAAAGCATTGCCTGAAATAAAAGAAACATTTATTGAGTTAGGCATAGATTCAAAATCATTAGTTCGCAAAGGACAAGTTGTTGATGCATATGTATGGGATTATGGAAATTTAGATAAAAAAATAATAGAAGGAGTAGCAGATTATTATGGAACAGGATACGAAGCAACAAAAGGAAAGTTCGAAAATGTCTCAGGGGCAGAAAACAGAAAACAAGCTATTAAAGCATATATTGACATTCTCGCAAGAAACCCGAAAGAATACGCCAAAATCAGTAAAATCCTCGAACAGCGTTTACCAATTTTCTATTCCAAAAAAGAAGCTCAAAAAATAATAGATAGAATAGAAGGAAGAAGAGCTGATTATATTAAAAATTTAGGGGGTTTAGAAGCAGGTTTTATGGGTATGACTCCACAAAACTTTAAGCTAGTCAAGAATTTATTAGTAGATACAGGGACATTTACTTATAAACAGCTAAGTAAAGGGACTCAAAAGCTTGGAGAAAACCTTGGTGTTAATGCAGATAATTTTAAACAAAAGTTTAATCAATATGCTAAAGACCCTAAAAGTGTACCTGCTAAATTAAAATCTTGGTTCAAAAAAGTATGGAATCAAATGAAAGCTTGGTGGAAAAAGAACGAAAGAGTGATTAGAACTAATCCTATAGTAGAAACCATAGAAAAACAATTTGATAAATTTTCAGGAAGAATGTATTTTGCTGAAAATCCTACTTTTAAAGAAACATTATTAAGAAAGCAAAAAATTAATGCTCGTATACATATAATAGAAAAGCAATTAATAAATGATGGGATAATGACTGCAAATACTATTAAAGATGCTAGAAAATCTTTTTTAAAAAGAGACACTTTTAATATTACTGATATGAGTGAAGATTTATTACAATCATATGCTGATGGATTGCAAAAATTTATTAGAGTAAAAGCTAGACCAACTACAATAGGAAGACAGCAAGTTATAAAACCTGAAACACAAGATAGAATATTTGCATTAAAAGAAAACTTAAAAGGTAGTGGTGAAATGACTGATGGTCATTATCAAAAGATTATAAATGATTTAGGCTTACCTACTGATGGGTTTGTAAATGACAAATTATTTATAACAGAACAACAAGGAAAATCTTTAATAAGAAAAATGATTAATTATTCTCCTATAATTAAAAATGAAATAAAATTAGGGAAAGCGTTAGAAGATAAACCCTTAATTAAAGGTTATATAGACAGAATAGATAAAATAAATACTGTTAAATATCAAACACAAAGAAATAAAAATAAAGTAAAAATAACAGACTTTGATGAATTAACAGATATGCAACATTATGTAGATTTATTAGAAACAAGGTCAGGTAAGCCTTTTGGAAAAGTATGGAGAGATTTAAACACTAAACTAGACAAAATAGAACACAAGACAGATAAACATTTAGATGAAATGGCAGGAATGCCTTCTTTTAAAAAGGTTTGGGGAAACAAAGAAATAGACAAAGAAATTAATAATTATATATTAAGCAAAGGCAAGGGAGAAACTACTCTCAATAAAGATGAAAAAGCTATAGCAAATAAAATTATAAAAGGATTAAAAAGTTTTGAAAATGATGTAAGGTTTGAAAGAGTATTAGAATTGCATAATGGTGGGATTAAAGATATTCCCGATGCTCCTAGAGAAGATATAAAAGAAGCAATGAGATTATTAGAGACTGAAGGTATGGGAGCTTTAAGAAAGTTTACAGATACTAAAGATTGGGGTATTATAGAGGCTTATGATTTAAGGGAACAAGTTACGGGTGGAAAACTAGCAGAAGGATTTGTAAGACAAGCAGGTTTATCAGACAGACATTTACACGCTAGAACAGAACAAAACCCACAAGACAAAGGAAGGACTCAAGTAGAATTATATTTTTCATACTATAGAAGAATGGCTAAAAGGTCTCAATTAAAAAGAGAGTGGTATGCTTGGACCAATCTATGGTCAGATAATTATAAGATGTTTGAAAATAGCGAAAGAATTGGAAATATGTTAGGCAGGAATATGGATGAGATGCTTGGAAGACAAGAATCTCAAAGCCTATTGACAGAATATGCAATAGGAATATATAGTCAAGGTGCTAGAACATTATTTGCAGACCCAACAAAAGGATTAAGAAATTTACTACAAAATACAGCAATAAATCCACAATTCTATAAATTGAAAAATTTAAGAACATTGTGGAAAGGAATGAACGATTTAGATAGACAATATTTTGATATGCATGTTGACATTTCTAGTGCTATGTATAAAGAAATTACATTACAAGGATATGAAAGAAAACCTTTTAATGTTAATGATATAGAATCTCCATTAATGAGAAATACTGTAAAAATAGTAGGTGGTTCTGCAAAAGCTATTAATACACTTACATTAAATATAATTCCTACTGCAAATAATATTGCAGATTATATTAATGTTATGGGAAGAACAGATAAGTTTAATAGATATGTCGCATATTCTATAGCATTAAATACTGCTAAAATGGCTACGAAAGGAATTGATATTACAAATATGACTGCTAAAGATTTAAGCAGACTAACAAACAAATCAGGTTTATTAATGTTGAGAGAACCTCAACGGAAATATGCTATGCAAATATTAGCAACAGAAGGAAAAAATGCATTTCAAAGATGGGTAGCAAAAGAAGTTACTACTGCAGTTAATTTTGAATATAGGAGAAAAATGAGAGGAGGACCTGAGCAAGGTTCGATGGCGGCTAGAATAATGTCTAATCTATTAACCTTTCAAAAAGGTAGATGGGCAAATGTTAACAATGCATTAAGATTATATGGAGAAGCATATAGAGATAGTAAAGGGAAAAACAAAACTCCATTTAGGGATAGAACTGCTAAGGTTTTTCAAGGTAACAGAATTTTATGGAATACTTTTGTTACTGCTAATATAGTAGGATGGTTATATCAAGAAGTTACAGGTTCTAAACAAAACCCATATAATATACTTAATATTAATCCAAGTGTAGGTGGTCTTCAAACAGGAACTCAAACATTATTAGGAGAAACTGCTTATGCTATGCAAAGTTTTATAACAGAGCCTGATGCAAAGAAAAGAAATATTAATAATGTTATAAACCAAGCAGAAAAATTAGCTGATATATTTATACCATTCTATGAACAAACATTACAATTTGCTGAAGGATATCACGATGTAAAAGATTTAGATAAGCAAGCGATGAAAGAACTATATGCTTGGATTGAAAGTAAATACGAAGATTGGGGTGGGGAAGTTGGAATACCTTATAAAGCAGGTGTTATGACAAAGCAAAATAGAGAATTTAAAGACCAATTACGAATGATGATGTTTGGAACTGAACCTGAAAAGATAAAAATAAAACCTAGATATTAATCATCATCTGCATGTTGATAGGGAATCCCTTGCTCATCTGCCCATCTTTGAATTTTATCTAAATATTCTATAAATTCTTCTTTTGATAGTTTAGCAGTTGATTTAACTCCCATCATAAGTTTAAGAGTTCTATGAACTTCTTCTTTAGTATAGCCACCAAAAGCATTATCTAAAAGAAAATCATTAATTATAGCCCAATAATATCTATTTTGCCAATGACTTCTAGAGCTTACTTCTGATACTGTTATGTCTATCTCTCCTGGAATTGTCTGTATAAAATCAAGAAAAGCATCTTTATCATAAAAACTTAATACTTTCTTTTCCATATCTACTTTAGCCCTAAACGATTTAGTCTTTGACAAAATATCTCCTTAATATTGTATGTGCTTCTTTCCAAAGGTTGATACGATATCTTTCTTGGAATTTTTTAAAACCATAAGAATGTCTTTCTGTGTGATGAATCCTGCATAAGGGGACACAAGAGTAATCAAGAATAGTATTGGTTATTGTATCCCCTTTTCCTGCTAATCCTCTATGAGATAGATGGTCAGGGTCAACGGGACTTTGTCCACACACTAGACAAGGTAAAGATTTTACTTTTTGGATGTAGTCTTTGGTGTCTCTGATTTTTTTACCTTCTTTAATTTTTTTTCTATAAACTTTTTAAACTTATCAGAGTCTCCTTTGTATTCTATATAATCATTTACTAACTCCATAAGATTACTCATATAGTTTTGTAGTTGCCTTAATTCTATTAATAAATAATTAGCTCTACTTGACAACTCTTTAATAGTTGGTTTTTGTTGTTTTGCTTTCATTATCTCCTTACCATTTTTTGTCTAGTATTGAATGTATCTCTAGAAAACATTTCATAATACCACCAACCATTATAGGCAGGTGGATGTGGCTTAAATTCATCTATAGCTTGTTTTCTTTTGTCATTTGTTTTTTTGTTTGCTTTTTTAGTTAAATTTACTTTTTTCCCAACTTTTTTTTTGCTTGGGAATTTAGCAAATGTGCTTTTATTATATGCCATTATCCTCCTCTTTTAACTGCATTCCAATGTTTACTTCCAACTTCTCGTTGAGCACACTTTTCACAGACAATTCTTTTAGTTTTAGTATCTTTAGGGTATAAACTTTTAAATAGCAATTCCCATTCATAAGAATGCTTTGCTATATATTTACTACAAACTTCGCAAGTTAAACTTGCTTGACCTAAGTATTTTACAACCACTTATTTCTTTTGTTTTTAGAACCCTTTGGTCTTCCTCTTTTTTTCTTAGGTTTAGGCTTGGCTTTTTCTACATCAAAACCCATAAAGGCTTTAAATCTTTCTAACTCTTCTCTTGTTACAATCATACTATCTCCTATTTAATATTTAATAATTCTTTTATAGGGATTAAAACTAACTGAGATGCATTGTCATCTCCACCCATTACAATTTTTGCAAGACCTTCTTTAAATAATTCCTTTACCCTTTTTTTTAGCTGATTAACGGGCATTATAAACCCTCCTTTTATTGTATCTCCATCAGCAAGTAAGTGTATCCAATATTCAGCCTCTGTTATAGATAAGCCTGACTCAACTCCTCTGCATCTAATTTCTATCCCAATATTACCCGTATCTTTCCATATATTTCGCTCTGTTTTAACTTCAATTCTTCTTCCATCTTTAAAAACTTCATCAAGATGTTTTTCAAATTTCTGTCCATATTCTAAGTCTATATCAAACTTATCTCTTTTGTAGTTAGTTACAACTGACATACTATCCCTTATTTAAAAGTGTGAGCAGGTAGCTAGTGATGTGTGCGAATGCACAAGTGCTATACTTATCATCAAGGCGTTTAGAAGCGTACCTGCCCAAGTTATATCCCTGCTAAAGTCTTTGGTCAGAAAGATAATATCTAATCACCAACTCTTTAAACTCTAACGAATCCAAAAGTCTATGATTCATACTACTTTAGCAAGGAATTTGTTGCCGAGTATAAAATCCAAGGAAAGAAAGGAATTAACCACCTTGTGACTGCTCTCACGATTACAGTTCTCTACTCGGCTAAAAGTTTAATTGTCCTCCTTTAGACATTAATTTATATTCTGCATACTTTTCTTTACCTATATCACTTATATCGTGACCCTCTCCACGAAGAGTGTGTATAATCGCACTCAACCTCATCCCCATACCATTATTTAATGCCTCTAATGGTGTAATTGTTCTACCTCTTTTTAACCAATTTAGTACTCTTTCTTTTTGTGTCATTGTTTTCCTTTTCTTTTAATTGCCAATATTCTATCTCGGTTCTAGGCTTATCCGAGTAAACCTTTCGTGCCTCTAATGCACATACATAACAATCATCATCCCATAATATACCTTGCATTGCATCCATTACAAACTTTGCCAGATTATCTATGTCTGGTTTTACAATATGTAGCTTTGGAGAGTCTTTTTTAAGTAAATGCGAGTATTTGCCCGTTCTATAGTGATTTTTAGGTCTAGGCATATAAAATGTAATGCATAGTATAATATTGCCTTTAGGTATCTTATTTGGATTAAATTCTAACACTTTAGATTTGAATTTCTTTTTATCAGTAAAAGATGGGTCGTAATTCCTGACTTTGCCATTTCGGAACGAATAACGATGTCTTTTTTGTGAAATAGGTTTGCCAAGAATCACGAGACTTCCATCTGATGGAGGAGTAATATCTTCTTTTTTGTTTTTATAAAGCATTAAAATTTAAGATTATAAAGGTATCTTAAAGACCTAATCTATCAGCTACTTTTGATAATTTAAGTCTAAATTGGTCTTCGTTTTGTGTCATTTTATGGATAGTATTAGTTAATACTCCAATAACATCCTTTATATCTTTTATATCTGACTCAATCTCTTTTAAACTTAAAGGTTTTTCTTCTTTTTTAGTTTGGTTTTTGGTTTTTGACATTTTCTAAATCTCCATTTAGTATTATTTGACTATAATCAGGAGCTATTTCGTTGAACCTTTTAACAATATTAACAATTAGTTTATTTGTTATCGATGTTCTATAGTTGGTATACTTTGATTTTTTGCCTATATTAGATAAATAATAATCTATCATTTCTCTATATACTGCAACTATATACTCGTGGACTCTTTCAGACGGATTGTTCATCCATATCCTTAACTTCTTTAATAGCTTCTAAAGTTTTATCTGCTATATTGATTTGACCACTCTGCATAATAGCTTCCAATCCTTGAATAGCTATTTGTATCTGCCTATTAGCATTTTTTAGTTCTTTTATTGCATTCATATAGTCTTTCAATATCTGTTCATCCATAATCATAGTCTTTTATCTCTTTTTGATGTTAAAGTGAACTTATTTCCTTTTATTATTCCTGCTATTCTACTCTTAATTCTAGTATCATCGTATGGTAATTTACCAATTCCTAGATTAGAAGTAAAGCCTAAAAATAATAAATTTTCACATCTATAGTTTAATATTGACGATAATAGCTCAAGAGATGAGTCATTCTTTATCTCTGCCCCTATATCATCAAATACTAATTTATTGTCTTGTCTTAATGAGTTTATTATACCCTCTTTTTCTCCAAAAGGTGCATTTTTATATTTCAAGCAAATATCAGGAAAGTAAACTATAGTGTGTGGTTTTTTCTTATTGAGAATAGCATCTCTAACTAAAGCATAAAGAAAATGAGTTTTCCCCCTACCTGCCTCTCCATCTATATAGAATGACTTATTAGGGTTTATAGATATACTTTTATCTATATCAGCATTCCAATACATTTTTGGAATTAAATTAGCAACCTTTTCATTTATAACTCTAACTTGCTCCTTCTCTTGCAATATAGCATCTTCCTCGTCACTTATATATTCTATATTCTTTTCCATCCTTTCTTGAAAATCTTTTAGAACATCTTTCATACTTCTTATATCTTTAGAGGTCTGCATATTCATCTCCTGCAGGTATAGGTGTATACCCTTTTGTTTTTTGGTTTTCATTAACTCTTCTATTCCAATTACTACTAGCACTATGCCAATTCTTCATTGGATTTTTTCCTACTTTCCAACCCTTACTCTCATAAAAATCAAAGAACTTCTCTGCCTCATATCTAGCATTATTATATTTCCTTTCAACAAAATAGTTTCTACACTCATCTAATGTTGGTTTTTTAAAAGTTGTGGTTTGTACTTTAACCTTATCTTTATCCTTATCTTTATCCTTATCTTTATCTTTAACCCCTAAATTAGGGTTGTTTAAGGGTTCATTAAGGGTTGATTTGATTATGTTATTTTTTGTTAAAAGGTTTATAACTGATTTATGAGCATTTACATTAGGATTTAAAGTTCCATATTGAAACTCAACAAAGTCCTTTATGAAATACTTTTTATTACTTATCTTGGTTATTTGTTTTTCAAGTGATTCGGGTAATTGGTCAACTTGGAAGCCGACCATAAAAGTGGTTAGCTTCCAATTAACCTCCCAAATACCAGCGTGGTCGCAAGAGTCTGTCATATATATCCATAATAGTTTGTCTTGTGCAGGTAAGTCCATAAACCAAGATTTAGACCACTTATTAGTGTCCGTAAATCTTTTAGCCATATGTTTCTCCTTTAAAATGGTATATCGTTATTTGGTATTGGTGTTTCTTCTTGTTTAGCAGAAAATTGTTTCATATCATCAGGATGTGTAGCCTTAATAGATATTAATTTTCTTTGCTCTCCATCTTTCTCATACTCTCTTGTCCAAGCAGATAATGAATATTTAACACCATCTATTTGAATGTTCCCCGTAAAATTAGGTTTCTTATCTTCGGGGTCGTTTGGGTTTCTTTTGTCGTTTATAAAAAGAACACCACTTTTTTCGTTATTATACATTGTAGCCATTTACTTCTCCTTTATATTATGTCTTCTAGTTTTTGTGCCTTGATTGGCTTTTTTCTTGTTGATTTTACTTTTTTAGATTCTTCTTCAAGTTCAGGATTAAACTTTTCAGGGTCATCTCCCGTTGGTAGTAGGAATGTTTTCATTATAAAGTATTTTATACCACCCGTCATAGCTTTGTATAAACCTTTATCTCCTTTATCAGCACCTTGTCCTGACCAAGGAACTTCTATCTTTTCTCCCGTATCAGCACATAGCATTGCACAAGTTCCGTTTATGTTTGTTATTCCATTTTCAACACTATGTATTTTCCAACTTGAAAAGAAAACTATTCTATTTTTTAGAAATTGTTCTCTAAAAACCTTTGATACTTTTGCCTCTGTTATGTATTTATACTTATGAAAAGAGTTTACATTATCTTTTTGTAAATATTCTACATCTTCCATTATTTTTAGTATTTTGTTGGCTAAAGATAGTGGTGGTTTTACTATTTTTTCTGACATATTTTACCTCTCTTTATTATTGTAATTTATTGTATATTAAGTCTATGGTTTTAAGTTAAAATTCGCACATCCTCAAAAAAAATGGGGCAAGTTTTTTTATCTCTATCTTGTCCCATTACCTCTATCATAAATTTAAAATATCAAATTCACTTATAAAAGCAAAAAGTTATTTTTATCTAAAATATAGTTGTAAATTCCTGCTATGAAATCCCATAAAAAAGCATATACATTGACAATTATCTACGATTCTAAAACGGGAGAAATTGAGTATGCAGAAGAGTCTATTGAAAGATTAAAAATAGAAGAGATTTCTAAAGCTGAACTTACAGATATTGAAGATGATGATATGAAACAAGTTCTTGAAGAAACTAAAATAGTTGGCGAATCTTAACTTGTTCTATGTATTCTAACATTGTCTTCTCCATCTCCAAATGTCCTAACACAACGAAACTTTTTCTTGTTTTTAGATGCAAATGAATGGGCAGATGATATTGCTTTCTTGATATCATCATAACTCCCCTCTATTAAGATAGAATCTCCAACTTTCATATCTTTGAATGGATATTTTTTATTCCAATGTTGTTTTGATTCTATTTCTATATCTTTTTCTATTTGTCCTATTTTCATTCTAACTCCTTCCTAATATATTATTTTGTTTTGTTTTATTTATGTCCTTATAAGCTAAACACTCTGCATATAAGTCATCGGGTGTTTTCTCGTCTAAATTAAAAACTATTTCTTCAATTTCATCAAGTTTCTTTTCAAGTTCTTTAGTATAAGAAAATAAAAACCCAATATAGTCATTGAGAGCCTCTATTATAGTTTTGGCTTTGGTCATTCTCCTCCCCCTTTTATTTTAAAGTTTACTCTTACACAATCATCTTTGTTGTGTATTGGAAACACATCAACTAATGTGTCTTGCTCTATATTGTTTGCATCTAAAAACCATTTAGGAAAAGTAAGTCTACCTTTCTTGTCAAGTTTTAATTGTGTTATTTTAATCATAATGTTGGTAACACCTCCTCTTTATTTTTAGTTAGACAAGTTAATACACCACCATCATTTCCTTCGTCGTCACACATAGCAATTACTCTTGTATTGTTGTCGAGAACAAAAGTAATAGGTCTTTTATTCCACATATAATCATCACATTCGTCTTGCCCCATATATTCTACTCTAACTATTTGCCTACCAAGTAAAGTATTTTCTGCTACTTTAGTCCATCTATTTGTTATTTCTTGATTATTCATTTGCTAATTCCTCCTTTAAGGTTTCTAAAATATTATCTAAATCATCCATAGAATCTTCAGCCATACTTTTTGATTCCATACCTGCATCTATTTCAGATTGTGCAGTTTCTAAATAACTTTCTATGTCATAGAGATTATCTCTAACATTATCTCTAATAGCAGTTATTTCAAGTATTGTTTTTTCTAATTGTTTTTTATTCATTTGGTTTTCCTTTTCTTTTTATGTTATGAGGCTTAATAGATAGGTCATTCGTCTAACTTAATAGATAGGACATTCGTCTGTATAAGCCTCACAACTTTTTCTTTATTTATGGATAATGTATATCCACTATATTTTCACATACTACACCACCTTGTGCTATTGGATTGCCTATAAAAGCATTGCTCTCCTCTTCTACACTCATATCAAATTGTAGGGTTGGATATCTTGCACTTACTTTTTCAAGCCATTCCAAAGGTGGACACCAAGGTGTTTCAAAATGTATATGAACCTCTCCATAAGTTGAATCATCTTCTACATTATGACAATTAGCATCCCATTTGCATCCCCAATTATCTATGTTCCAACTATACCAATCTTTCGCACCATATTTTTTAAGGTTATCTTCTGCTATTTTCTTTTCTTCATCAGTTCGTGCAGGACTTGTTATGTCAAGAGATTTGGGTCGTGGAACAGAGCCTTGAAATGATAATTCACATTCATCTTGTTCTCCCGTAACATTCCCATCTTTGTCGTATATCTTTTTCTTAAAAATGTTTTCTTCAACAAACTTTTTCAGTTCCTTTCTTGATTCTACATCTTGTGGGTTATTATCTTTTTTTATCTGTTCATCAGATAGTTGACTTTCATCTCTTACTTTTAAGCTATTATATGTCCAATTAGGCATTATATGTTTCCTTTCCTTTTATGTTTAAGTATTCTTTTTTTGTTATTGTTTGATTGTTTAATCTTCTATCTTCCAAGAAATATGTTCTTATATCTTCCATAATCCCAATAAGTTTAGAACATTGCCAAGCCTCAAGATTATCAAGATTCCAAGTTCTTATTTCATTTCTAAACTTGTTAGCTTTTTGTTCATATAGTAGATAGTTTGTTTCTGTATCTCTTTTTTTGTTACCTCTATTAACAAAGTCGTTTAGCATTTGCTTTGCTAATTCTCTTTTTTCTTTTGCTTTTAGGTGGTCTGTCTTTGCATCTCGTAAGTCAAACTTTATTGCTCTCGGTGCGAGGGCAGATATTTGTTTGTCTGATTCTATATAGGCATCTGTCAATCCTCTTTGCAGGTCTTTATCTTTTACTGCTTTTTCTATTTCAAATGGAGCATAGCCACCTATCTTTTCTGACAATACATCTTCTTTCATATCATCATCTGCTCTATTGATTGCTTCAACCATATTGAAATACACAGAAGAATATCCCGTTAGTTTACATAAAGACTTTATGAATTTTGATTCAACATAATCTTCGTGTTCTTTTTTATATTCATCTCTGTATCTTTCTACTGCTTTAGACATCTCTCTAATAGTTACTTGCAATCTTTTTGTATTAGATGCAAATTGTATTTCCATCATCTCAAGCATATTTAACTCTGTTCTTACGATAGACTCTATCTTGTCTAATCCTAATAGTTTAGAACATCTCCATCTTCTTTCTCCGTCTAATATCCACCACTTTCTATTTTTATGTTCTAATGCTTGTGAGCCTATAACAACTTCGTTATCACTATTTATATAAAATGGTGCAACTATTATAGGGTAATACATACCATTCTTTTTCATATCTTCAAGCAATATGTTCAACTCTTTTTTATGAGCATCCCAATCTTGTCTTGGTTGAGCAGTATCAGGTACTACATCGTTAACATTTATGTGCATAATAACTCTTTTTTCTTTTAGCATTACTTACCTCCTTTTGTTAAAAATGATGGGTGTACATTAAATACTCTCCATTTATCATCAGTATCTTGTACTTTAATATTCTTTCGCATTATGTCTATTACTTTTCCAATAACGATTTCTCGTTTATATTTAAAAGATACTTTATCTCCAACACTAAACTCATTCTTCTTTAAGTGTGCTAAAGCATTTCTTCTGTGTTTTATGGTTTCATATATTTTATCTAATTGATTTTTGTCCATTGACAATATTTGTGATTGAATTGAATTAATATTCATTTGGTTTCCTTTTTGTTTTGTTGATGTTGTTTGTACATATCGTCTAACATATCAGATATGTCTTTGTTTCTTTTATTACATTTACTGCAATTACTCATTGTCCTCCTTATTTTTAAGTCGTTTAGTGTAGCAGGTAGTACATAACTCATCTTTCCAATCGTCAATAATTACTGCATCTCTCTCTTCACAATCAACACAACTACCTCTATCCATTATGTATTTCCTTTATTTTTTCTTCTGCTTTTATTCTCATATCATATAGATAAGATGGGTTGCTATCTTCACATATCTCTGTTACTATATCCCATAGTATTCTACTTTCTTTGGCTAACTTTTCAATTACATTGTCCCCTTTTTTGACCTCCTTTACCAAGTTTTTAATAACACCATCACTATATTTTACCTCATTCACTAATTCAGTAACCTCATTCTTATATTCCTCAAGGTCGTGTTGTAATTCGCATATTAATATGTCATCATTATATTCAAATCTTTTATCTTTAATCATTACTTATCTCCTTTTTTTTGTAATAAATCTAAATGTCTATCTGTTTTTCTTAATAATATCCAATGTCCTTCGTTCAAAACTTTATCAATAATTTTTCTTATCACATCACTTCTTCGCAACTCCCCATCTTCCCAAAGGTCTTCTTGTGGTACTTCTTCATAAGACATAACATATGCACCTCTTGGTGCTGATATAAATTCACTCATTTAATTCTCCTTATCTTTCTGTTAATTGTAATTGTGTATGCTCTTCTAATATGTAAGTATATACACACTCTTCATTTTGACAATAGTGTCTCCCACATTTACCCTCAAAAAAGTAATGTCTATTGTCTGTATCTTTATAGTTATTGATTGCATAGTGGTAACTATTACCACAACTCTGACAATTTATGTCGTGTAACTCTTCTTCAGAGTATAACATACCATTGTCATTTAAGTCATACCATTTCATTATACACCTCCCTCTCTTAATGTAGCACTAAATTCAAATGGCTCAACATCATAACCACCATCAAACTCATCTACAAAACGAGCAATTTCGGAAAGGTCATTGTCTGACACCTTTAAATGATAGATAGGCTTGTTTGTTGTTTTGTCTGTCAATTCAATTTCTCCATTTTGTTGCACAACTTGACTTAACCCATAATGGTTACTAAATGTTTTTTCAACTGCTAATGCTACTGCACAACTTTTTGCACATTGTCTTTCCCCATTTTCAATATCTTCACTTGTTACTTTTACAACATCACTATGATATACCATTAATATGTTACCTCCACTCTTTTCTTTTTTAAGTTTACATAAATTGTTCTTGGATAAAAACAATCGTTATTTGTTTCTACATAACTATTGATATCGTACTCATCACAACTAAAGTTGATATCTAAAACATTGTCATCTTCATCTTTAATAGATACTCTTACATTGGTTATTTTGATGAGAAAAGATTTGATTCCATAGTCTTTAGTTTCAAAGTCAAGTGACCAATCTACCATACCTGAATCTATAACATCACACCCTTTGAATACTGAACCATCAGAACCCTCCAATCCTTTATACTTATCAAAATATTCATTGTCAGAAAAATCAATATCAATAGCACCTATGTTTGATTTAAAGTTTTTAAACATTAATACTCCCTCCTATCCATTGATAAAGCCATTTTATATGATACATTAATAAATACTACACAAAATGCACTCACTCCAACTTGAGCAACCCTCCATTCCCACATATTTATATCAACTGATAGCATACATATCATAAGACTAAATCCCATCAGTATAAAAAAGAGTGGTGTATATCTTAAAATCCAATATTGTATTATATTAAACATATTATCTTTCCTCCATTTGTTTAGCTAAATTAACCATTAGAGCAATAATCCCATAGACTATTGCAACCCCTATTGTTGATATTAACATAACCAACAACATCATTAAAGCAATCATATATATTATTTCCACCATAGATTTAATACCTCCAAGATTATAGTAAACCCTAAACCAATTATTATAAAAGGTTTTACTATTGTTATTGTAAAATTCCACATAACCCATAATAAATCATTCATTTTTTATCTCCTATTTTATAAGTGAGCAGAAAGATTCAAGAGATATACTCTTTCACTATACGAAGAGCAAGGTGCGACCTTGTGTCCCTTATGTATATAGTTACTTGAGCATACCCACACAAGATATATCATTGTGATTACACTCTCTGCTCACTTGTTTATTATTTTATGTTAAGTATTCTACCAACTGCTCTATTAGAATGCCTCATAGCATCTATCAATGTATTTGGGTCTTCTTTGATTCTACCAAGCCACCCTTTGATGTATGCTTGAGTATTTTGGATTGTTTCCTTATAATTAAAGCCATACCAATCCATAATCATACTCGCACCCATCTCTGCAATTAACTCTTCAGTAGCATATCTTTCTTTGTGACCCTCCCATTCTCCAACATTGATAATCCCATCTCTACCAAGAACACTTTCGTGACCACTTGAATGAACTGCCTCGTGTGATGCAGTTTTAAACCAACTCAAATGACCCTTATCTCTATTTTTACTTTGATATTGAGTCATTAAAGGCATTACTATCTTGTGTTTACTTGGTATATAGTGAGGACTTGAACCATAAGGCATTTTGATTTTTTCTAACTCGGGACTACCCTCAAAACCCTCCATTATTTCATCAAATAGTTTTTCAGAATCAGTAACTTTGTATTTCTTTCTCTTTTTAGGTTTTGGTAGTGGTAAGTTGGTCTGTTCTATATTAAATACATTGTAAATACCACCTATACCCCAATATTTATAGAAATCTTCTTCAGTATGTGTCCCATTTTTAATAGCTTTTTCATATTGTGCTTTAGTAAAAGTTTTCCATTTATCTTTTAGTTTGTATTTTATAGTCCAAAATTCAACTGCACTTGCTTTCTGCTTACCATCAGATAAGGATTTAAGTATTTTACCTTTAAACACCTTACCATCTTCAGTAACTAATCCTTTTTTAGTCTTTTTCAGTTTCATCATTTGAATAATTTGATTGTATGTTAGCCAATAGTTATGCTTATATTCGTTTTCCATAGCCACCCAAGTAAGATAGCAATTAAGACCATTGTAAGCCTTTTTTGTAGCATAATTGATAGGTATATTACTACCTGCACCATTCCAAGATTGTGTCCACATTGGTAATTCGTCATTTTTTAATCCATCTTCTACCATAGCTAATACATTTTCTGCAACTTTTGATAATTTATTATTGTTTTTCATTATGATAATTTCCTCCATAGATTATATTTTTGTTGTCTTAAGTCATAATAATACTCTTCTCTTTCTTCTTCTGTCATACTATTGATAAAATAGCTATGAGTCATAGTATCATTATCTTCATAAGGCTGATTTGCCCAAGCATCTTGTATTTTCTGTTCTTCTTTTGTTAGGTTTGTATTTAATTCCATTTGGTACTCCTTTTCTTTTTTTTAATTGATTATATTACTTCGTTAATTACATTGTTTATAATTTCTGCAGGTGCATTGGTATATAAACTTGATTCTCTAAAGTCAGAAATTGTATTTCCTACATCATAACCTAAATCTCTTAACTTGAAAGTAGCATCTACAATGAATATTCTATTTCCAAAAACTTTAGTATCTCCATCAGATAATGGTTTTATTTCTATTGGATAATCTTTCATTTTATAGTTCTCCTTTTAAATGTTTAGTTAGTGCTATTTCTTCTTCTTCACTTAATTGATAGGACTCTTCTCCTCTTTCAATTAAAGATTGTCTTACCTCTTCTATAAAATCATTCCACATTTTATTCATTATCTTTGCTCCTTTAGGTTATAAATTTTAAAATGATTATGTCTTCTGTTCTGTTTAGTTACTTGGTCAGAAAACCTTTGTACTTGTGTTCTTTTATCTTGAGAATTGACAAGTCTTTTTTTATCTTTTATTTGATTGTTTATTTGTGGGTCTGTTGAGTAGCATAGCATAGTTAAATTCCTTTGATTATTTGAACAATAAAAATAGTTGGTGCAAACATTAAACCTATTGTTGCCCACCCTTTGATTACATACCACCAATCTGTGAATTTATACATATTGATTTCCTTTACTTTTATTTTGATTAATTGAAAATAGCCAAACTGCAGGAGCTGTTATCACTCTCGTGTTTCCGTCTGTTTGAATGACTATTAGTAGTTAGTGAGGAATTGAACCTCAATATCCTATAAATACCATAGAATATACCACCAAGCCTAACTATTTAACTTTATACCTACCCCTCCATAAAACACACAATTCTAATCTTATATCCATAGGCTATAAGGGAATCTGCTTTTATGTCTTTCAGTACATTGAGTCCGTCAGAATACTTTTTGCATTACATATTCTGTGATTAAAGTCGACTGCCTATTTTAAGGTATCTGTGTTGGTATGACTTTAGCCTATCAAAACGCTCTCACTATGTGAGTTTAATTCTGTATCTGCATCAAGTCAAGTAGTTTGTAGTCTTACAACGATTAACAACCTATGGTTGTATTGAATGCTACTTTATCCGTCTGTGAGTTATAGGTAGGTAGACAATTTGACCACTCAATTCTATTGTATGGTGGCGAAGCTACCCAACTTACTTGCTCTAATCTATGTCAAAAATCTTCTGTGGTCATATTCCGTTACTCTATAATTAAATGTATTCAGTAGTTCGTTATATTAATTGTAATAAGCCTAACACATTTAATACTGCTATATCGTTGTCACATTCATATATTCGGTATTATTGCGTAGCTATGTCAAGTATTATTTTAATATTATTTAATTATTATCTATTTAGCGAGGGTAAAACAATACCATAATTACTATATAGAGTAATACTCACTACAATATACAGAGGACTAAACAAGGACTAAACCAATAAATATATATATAATAGATAAAGATAATAGTATAAATATGAGTCTATAAGGGCAGAATATCGTCTTATAGAGGGTATTTTGTTGTTTATAGGGCATTCTGTGGGGCAGGATTAATTGAAACGAACTCAAAATCAAAGTTAACCTAATCGCAATATGGAAAAAGCTAATTTGGGGTGGGGCTTTTTATTATAATACCCTATACGATATTTTATAATATTTTTTTCAGATTGATTCGGAATCAAAGTTAACGGAAAGTTTTTGTATATATTTGGACTTTTAAAATTGTCGTAGGAGTCTTATCTTTAGTACTAGGAAAAAAACATAAATTATGCAAGAATACAAAGTAAAAAATAGATATCACAAAGTTTATGAGATAGATGAGGTTCCTGGCGAAATCAGGTATAAGGAAGATTGGCGTACAGGGCAGGTAGGAGATTGGGTATTGACAGATGATAATTGTGTAATTCAGATACTGAGAAAGAAGAAGATGAAGGGTCTTATTACTGTGGGGACATGTACTGGGACTTATAAGGTGGGTGACAAGTTCTTGATGGATACGGTTAAGAAAAGTAGTATTTACACATTGGGTGGAGTAAGTTGGTATACAAAGATACAAGAGCGTGAGGAACCTACATCTAAGGAAAAGATGTTTGCATACAGACATGCGCTTGGTGAGTCTCCTTTGAATGCTTATATGAAAGTGTATAAGAGTTCGCTGGGTCACGCTAAGAGAATGTCTGCTTTATTAATGAAGCAAGAGAGGATACAAAAAATAGTGAACGAAGAATTAAAAGATACATTTCAAGAATTAGAAATAGATTTAAAGTTTTTAATTGAACAAGCCAAGGATAGAGTTCTTGGTGCTAAGAATGATTCAGATAGAATTAATGCTCTAAAGATGCTTTGGGATGCCTATGGTGTTGTTAAGCAAGAAAAGGTAACACAGGTAACAGGCATATTCCAAGGGCATACAACAGGTCAGCTAGAGAGCGCAAAAAGACCACAATTAGGAGAAAGTAATGACTAAAATAGCAATGATGAAAATGAAAGCTAGAGAAAAGGGTAAGCTTGAACGAAAATATGCAAAGTATTTAGAAGAAGGTGCATTAGGAGATACTAAAAAAGCTCCAAAAGGCAAAATAGTAGGTAGTAAGAAAAGACATAAAGAAACTATGAAAGTTTTAAGTGGTAACAAAGATGCGCCTAATAAGAAAATAGGAAAAAAGAAATCATTAGTTGATGCTGATATTAAAAAAGTTGTTAAGCAAGTATCAGCTAATAAAAAGCAATCTAAAAAAGTTGCTGAAGAAAAAAGAGTTAGAAATATTGCGGGTGGAAATCCAGTCAAAGGCTATAAAGACCCTATTAAGAGAGAAATGGGTGGTAAAGTTAAATATGAAAATGGTGGTCCAATATCAAATAAAGGTATGAAAACATTTATCCAAAGAGATGAATCAGGCAGACCAGGACCTGCTTATCAGCAACAACAACGACCTGATATTGGCAAGCAAGGTTATTCTGATGCAGAACAAGTAGAACGATGGAAAGCTGTAAAGGCATTTGATTCTGCGCCAGGTGGCGAGAGTGTCTTGAAAAAACAGCAAAATCAAGCATTTACAGATATAATGAAAGACCAGTTTAAAAAAGCAGGAAAAATAACTAGTAAAATGAAAAAAATGAAAACTAGAGATAAGTCCAAAATGATGCATGGTGGAGATATTCCTAAGCCTCCTAAATATAGCAAGGGTGGTGAAGTAGCTAAACATGATAAAGGTACAGTAGGAAAAAAGAAATCTTCTTTTATGGATAATGTTAGAGCTTTGGCAATGATTGAAGCTGACCAAAAGTATAAAACAGGCAAAGACATGAATAAAGCTTGGGGTAAAACTAAAGAAAAATTAGCAAGCATGATGAAAAGTGACAAAAAGTCTAAAGCAAAGGTAGCAAAATTTAAAGATGGTGGAGCAGTAAAAGTTCATGAAGGAAATGTTCATAAATCAGCAGGAGAGCCAGTTACTACTTATCAAGCAAGTAATAGTAACTACAAAGAAGGGAAATAGTGGCTAATATAAATTCTAGAAATGTCTCTCAAGCAGAAGAAACTTTAGAATTAGCAAAAAGCGACATGATTGCATTCGGAAAGTTATTTCTTTCTGATGATTTTATGCGAAGTGAGACTCCTTGGTTTCATTATGAAATAGCAGATGTAATAATGGCAATGGATGGCGATATAGCTAAACATCGTAATTTAGCTATTATTATGCCTAGGGGACATGGTAAGACTGTACTTACTAAATGTGATATTATATGGTCGTTTTGCTTCGCAAAAGAACCTTTGTTTTATGGTTGGGTCTCAGCTACACAGAAATTAGCTACAGGAAATATGGATTATGTTAAAACTCATTTAGAGTTTAATGATACTATTAAATATTATTTTGGAAATTTAAAAGGAAGAAAGTGGACAGAAACAGATATAGAGCTAAACAATGGATGTAAACTTATTAGTAAATCAAATATATCAGGTATTCGTGGTGGGGCTAAACTTCATAAAAGGTACG